ATTAAACGTTGTATTATTGTATATACTAATAATTCCTGTTATAACACCATTTAAAAGGCTAGAATTAACAGATGTAGTTAAATCTACACATTTAAACCCTGTAATAGTAGAATAATCATGATATAAAGTTATATTAGATAATGAAAAATCTATATTTACTGCTGTGCCAAACACATATGTTTTTGGTGATAATGATAGAGATTTTATATTTAAAAGGTTTCTCCCTGCTATTGATAAATTATTTGTATTAAATGTTCCATTTACAATACAATTAGATATTATAAATCCATCAGTATCTGAATATATACCTCTATTACAAGTACTACCACTTCCAATAATATAGATATTATCAGCACTTCCACTAAGAATATCTATTACTTTTATTCCTGAACCACTTACATTAGATGGATTTATTGTTGTATTACTAATATTAAATATTTTAGAAGAATCGTCATATTCACACATAAGTGTGGTGTCAACAGTGGAATTTCCTATAAGTATACAATTATTAATATATAATTTATCATTATTCTTAAATAAACTTCCGGATACACTATATGCAAATGTTATTTTAATATTTTCAAATCTAAATGTAGAGTTCGCACCAGAATCATCTAAAAATTTATATGACATCATATCAATATTAACTTCTTCTCTACCCAACCCACCAACTACTAAATTTGATGGCATTGTTATATCAGATATTTCGATTGTGTCAGCAATAATGAATATTTTTGTTTTTCCTGCTGTTATTGCTGAACCTAAAGTAGTATAATCAGCACCAGTTGCGCCAACTGTGCATTCCCACATTGGGTCTGATGTTGTTGAACCACTCACTGTTTGCCAAGAGCAACTTCCATCACCATCTTCACGAAGGTATTTAGTTCCTCCAGTTTCACCAGTTGATAAAACCCCTGTTCCTTCTACTGAAGAACTTGCATGGGTGTGTAAAGTAGTTTCACCACCATCAGTTAAATCGGTTGCGTTTGTATCAGAAATATTATTTACTTCTGCACCAGTTTCTATCCCAGATAATTTAGTTTCATCTTCCGAAGGATAACTCCTTTTAGCATTATTTGTAGTAATATCACTTGCTTGTGTTGGTGTTATTCCAACCTTAGCATTATTTGTAACGACGTCAGCATGGTCTTTACCATCTGAGTCTCTATGAGTAGTATTTAGTGGAACATCAGAGTGTTCTGAACTTGTAAGATGATAATATTCATTAGTAGTTCCCCCTTGTTTATTTAAAGTATCGTTATGTTCAGATATACTTACAACAGCTTCAGCTTTAAATTCTGAATCTCCTGCATCATATACTAAAGTATCGTCTTCTGAAGGAACAAGAGTATCTTCTACATCTGTCAAATCTTCTAATTTTGAAACTTTAGGTTGAACAATTACCATTTATTTTTTTGTTTTAATTACTTTCTTCTTTGTAACAACTTTTGTTAAACCATTACTAATCGCAACAGTTTCACCTATTTCGACAACATCTCCAACAGAGATTATTGCCCATTCCCCATCAATCTTGATAGAAATATCTTTTTCTGTTTCGTTTTTAAATTTCATATTACTTCTCCTAATTTAAATAAAAATAAAAATAAAGGGTGTTAACCCTATTTACCGAATACTAATAAATTATGGATACCAGTTGTGATAGTTCCTAAAGTAATAATCCCAGTTGAAGGAACCCAAGTGCTAGTTTTATCAGCACCTGCGTCGTCTTGAACAACGGTGTTTAAAATTTCAGTCATAATCACATCTTTAGCAGTATCAGATTTTAAATCTATTGTATCGCTTGATTTAGCAGTTGCAGGAGTTACGATGCTAAGCACCATAAGGTCTCCAACCACAGCAGTTCTAAAAGAACAAACGCTTGTTATATCAGTCATATTTCATTACCTCTATGCAATACCATACATCTGTGAACAACTTGCTTCAAACGCATTAACAACAGTTAAATACTCTTTAAGCAAATATACCCATCCGTCTTGGTCAGTGTATTTTTCTTCATAAGTTAAATCTTGTAGAACTCCGAAGAAAATGTATCTAGTATCTAAGAATAAAATTCTTTTTGCACTAGCGCCTCTTGGCATAAATTTATCTCTAATAAACATAACTCCATCAAAATCAAACGCTCCTACAATACCAAATCCTAACGCACCTTCACTTGGGTTTGTTACTTGTCTTTGGATATCTAATAGTAAACCTTTAATATAGTTGTGAGTAGTTGCATCAGTTACAGCAAGAGTAGTAATACCGTTTGCATTGTAAGTAGTTGCTAATTCAGCTCTAATAGTTGCAAGAGTTGGGTTTCCACCGCTTAAATTGGTTGTGTTAGTAGTGATTTGTTTAATCATACCATCTGGTTCATAGATATTAGTTGAGGAGTCTCCATTAATTAATGCATCTTCTTCAGCTTCATAAATACTATCAGTTTTTACACCTAAATCTAATGCGCTTGGATCAATAAACCCTCTCATACCAGCAACAGCAGGTCCAGAGATTAATCCTTTTGCGTAAAGGAACTTAATTGGTAAACTAACTCTTTCATAAGTATCTTCTACTACAGCAAGAGATTGGTTTTCACCAGCCCAGAAAGCTCCACCTTTACCAGTTAAAGGGATGTAATCATAAGTTAAACCACGAACAGCTCTTCTTGGTACAATGTTTCTTAAAGGTGTTTCCCTGATAGTTCTATTAACTACGTTAGGGTCAGGGTAAATTGGAACAAGTGCAGTTCCAGCAGTACCAGCACCACCAGTATTTGAATCGATTGAGGCTTTGTTAACTTCATAAAACTTTCGTGCAATCTCTGCTCTTTTGTCAACTCTTGACATAGGATTGTAATAAGTTTTTGAATACCCACCGAATGTATCTTTATCAATGGACCCAGCGTCGAATCTTGATTTACAAACTTCTAAGCTAAATCCGTCTTCCATATCTTTAAATATTGCGTTCATCTTAATTAAAATCTACCAATTGGTAGCTTTCCTTCTGATAATGCTTTTTCAACATCTTCATCAGTATATTTTTTAGTTGTTCCTTGGTCAGCAAACTTTTGCTTTTCAAGTGATTTCTTTTTTTCAGCTTCAAGGCTTTCAACAGATTTAGCTAATTTCTTTTCAGCCTCTTCTTTAGCTTTTTCAGCTTCGTCTGCATTTTTTTCGATAGTTTTATTCAACTTTTCGATTTCAGACTCTTTGGATTTTAGTGCTTTGTTTAACTCTTCTTCTTTAGATTTAAAACCTTTAGAAGCAGTTTCAACAGCAGAATCCATTTCTTCTTGAGTAAATTGTTTTTCCATTTGGATTTCCTCTTTAGACTTAAAAGATTTAGCAACAGCCATTGCTCTTCCATGTGTATTACTTGGAATTGCAACAAAACTTGCTTCTAATAATTCTAAACCAGTAAATGTTCGTATGTTTTTGCCTTGAAACTTTTCGTCTTCATATTGGGTAACTATTGCACCAATAGAGATTCCAAGTTTTGCACCTTCGTCAAGCATCCCCTTAATAATCTTAGCGTTAGGGTTTGACATAAAGAATTTAGGTTCGGCAACAAGTGCAGTATGTCCATCAATATCCTTTACTTGGACATTGGTCCATTCTGCCACTTGATTCAAAACTTTGTTATCATGATCCATCAAACCAGCAATATATCCTGGGTTTTCAGCAATCTTGTTAAGTGCACACTTCCCAACCCTTTCTTCATCTCTATCAAGAGAGGTATCAGATAATACTGCAATATATTTACCAGACGATTCTTTCATAATCGGAGCAAACATTTCTACAGAATAACCATCATGAGTTGATTTGTTTGTTTTCATATTAATATTATTGTTTATCATTTATATAAATACCACTTTAAAATGGGCGGAATCCTAGCACAGATTTACAATGTGGGTGACCTGGTGGGGTCATATACGCCTTATTTGTTCCTGGATCAATAAATGGGTCATCTAAAGGAATTGGATTGTCGCCATACTTTTCAGAAAGCCTATCACAGATTTCAGAACAACCTTCACATCCTCTCGGTTGAGCAGACTTCCAAACTTTACCACCCTCTATTCCAGAATTTTTGTATCCAAGTAATTTACCCTCGTTTACAATTCTATTGGTTTCTGTCCTTGCAATCATATTTGAACGCCAGTCAGAGAACTTGTCAAACTTACCTTTAATTAAGTCCTTTACTTCTGTTCTTGATTTGTTATCTAATATACCTTCTTGAACAATCTTGGTTATATCGGCTTGTATCTCCTTTGTAACACCTTTAATACCAAACCATTTTTTACCATTAATAGTATATCCATCAATTTGCTGATTATAAAGCTGAGTTAGTTTAGCATCAAAAGATTGTCTATACCCAACATCAACATCAAGTTCGTCTTCTGCACCCTTAATCCCAGAAATCATATCTTTTTTAATATATTTTTTAATGTGTTTAGAAAAACCAACAGTGTTTACAACATTAAAAACATCTTTAACGAATGTTCCAAAGTTTTTTGAAGTATAGTTTTTATTTAGCTTTACCTTATCAACAGCTAACATCACACCTTTTTCAAACTTATCAAACATTTTTAACAAGAAGTCAGAATAACTTTCTGCATCTTTTACAATGTCATCGTCTTCGTCTATTTCAAGTTTTTTATATTTATGTTCGATTGTATAATCTGGTTTAGCTTCTAGTGTGGATTGTTTAAATGTTTCATTTCCAACAAAAGATTTAATAGGGATACAATTATAACAATAATTCAATTTAAAGTTTTTCATTGACTCGTCTGAATCCATATCTTTTACCTTACCAAATTCAACAATTGTTTCTTTAGGAACAACTGTATAATATTCCCAGTCTTCCCTATTCTTAAAAATCAAACAAATTTTCTTTTTATCTTCGTATAAATACTCAGACGGAGCTTTTGTTTTCCTTTGATCTTTAAGTCTTTCCTGATATGTATTAAAATCTAGTTCTAACATTTTTTGTTTCCTCAGAGTATTAACCCTACTATTTTTTCTACTATTGGTTGCCTAAAATCTGATATTAATAAAATTAACACTAATGCAACATATATTGTAAATTTAAATGGGTTATTACTAATCCATATACCAACACTTTTTTTAGTAAGTTCAACAATTCTGTCCTCAGCTCTGTTTACTCTTCCGTTTGTTTTTGTTGTTTGTACTATAACAGAGTCTACTTTAGAACTTAAGTTTTTTGTCTCTGCGTGAATCTGCTCCACTATTTCTTTAACTGTGAAGTTTATGCTCGGTTCTTTTTTAGCTGCCATTTTATATTGTGTTGATTGTTTTATGTAAATTGTAGCTTGAAATAGGCGCCAATTTAATTTTCATGTTGTAATTAATAGTTGAATCAATCTTAAATGTTTTTGTTTTATATCCCGATTTCTCTAAGATAATTTCATAAACTGGTTGTTGTTTAAATTCAGACCACGAAGCATATGTATATGTATGAATTTTATTATGTTCTGTGAATAATCTATCTAGTAGTCTAATATTTACTTTTCCATTGCTATCTGTTGATTTATAATCTAATAATTTATAAAGATAATTTGAATCACGTGTTGAATTACCACCCCATTTATTAGCAGTTGTTCCTAATTGTGCTCTTGAAATGTTGTAAGTGCTACCACTAACCAAACTATCAACCTTTATAATCTCTGACCCAATTAAATAATAAGAACCTACGTCTAGATATGTGCTATGTGTTTCAATAGTCGTATCTGTTGTTGTTCTTGATTTGTAAGTTTTTGCTGACCAATTAGTTTCAAATAATGGAAACAGGCCAGATGTTTTAACTTTTATTTTAACATCTTCAATTGGATTTCCTTTTTCATCTTCAATTAAGAAATCATGGGTGGTCCAACCTCTTGCATTTAAATCAGGAAGTTTTGTGTCGTTTCCGCTAAGTCTAGCAAAATAAAGAGTATTAACCCAACCAGCATCTACATAATCTAAAGTTTTATTTAATATACCACCATAATAAGAATCCAAATAAGTTGTATATGAACTATATAACGCCATTTTGAAATTAGGGAAAGTTGTTTCAGATTGACTATAAAAAGATGTTGAATAAGTATCAACTTTCATGTTTTTGGCTTTAGCATCTCTATTAGTTGGGTCCCCCATTTCTCCACTAATCATAATTCTTGAATCTTCAACATCATATATTGCATTGAACCTACCAACAGACTTAATAACACTGTCTTTTATAATTGGCTCCCCACTCCACTGTATTAAAGCAGACCCCCTTACATCAGTTTTTCCATATGAACTTTCAGTTGGTCCACAAACTAATGAGCCATAAAACTTATGTTCCCCACTATACAAGCAAGGATACCACGCATAAATTAAATTATGCAATTCTCCCGCACCATTTGTTGTTGTTTTTTTAGTTGAATCATACTCACCTCTTTGTGAATTTCCTTTAAGTGCGATTTTTGTTCCTGCCCAAATAACAAAAGAACCCCCTTCTTGATACCAATAATTATCCCCACCTTTGTCTTGAATATTACAATTCATTTTAAACACATTTTTAATATCATTCCCCGCTGAATCACGCATATCTCCATCTCTAAACATTGAGAAAGCTTCTATAACCTCAGGACGACTAATACTCTTACAATAGTTGTATGCTTTTTGAGGAGTCATCATATCAGAAGAATCAGAACCATCATATAACAAAACAGGTTGACCATGGATATATAATGGTATTGTTTTAACCCCACTAGAAGTCGTAGTCCTATTATCTACTATTACCCATCCATTATTTGAGGATATTGCTGATAAAGTTGCTGTTAAGCTACCTGAAACAGAACCACTTAAAGTGTTTCCTGCACTCCATGTGCCAGATTTATTATAAATATTATATGAGGTTCCACTTCCACTTGAAACTATCCCAGTTCCACCTGCTGATGTTGTGATTGTTTCACCAATTGTTAATGTTTCAGAACCTGACAATGTAATTGTATTTCTTTTATAATTAAGATGTTTTGTTAATGTTAATGAACAATATGTGTGTGTATTACCGCTTTCAACATAGATTAAATGTGGGGTTCGAGTTCCAGTAGAGTTAGTCTGAGCATAATCTCCTGATGTTGTGGTTCTATATACTGTTATTTGCTCAGCATTATATGTATTTGTTTTATCTTTTAATAAATCTGTTTCTAAATAAACTGTTTTGTGGGTTGCATCAGTTGTAACACTAAACTCTGCAGAAGGCTCTGAAATCCATCCTTGATACCCAGTATCATAGTAAATGTTATTATAACCTAAACTAACTATTTTGTAATAATAAGTGGTGCTAGGAGCTAACCCATTACCACCACCAGTTACACCTGATAAAGTAGCCTTACAGTTTACTGGTTGATTTCCCTCATTTAATTGAATTGTTATTGCCATCTTATTTTAGTTTTAAATAGTTATCTAGTTCTTCAGTTTTAAGTAAAATCTCGTTTTCAATTTCTGCAATCTTTAATTCTATTTCTTGGTTCTTTTCTTCCAAGACTTGAACTACAACATCATCTAATCCGTTGGGAATCTCTAATAAATTTAGTGATTCTTTTTCTTGACACATTATATTAATATCTTCCTGAATTGCATCTAAATCTACAGTCTTTTCTTCCTTAATTGTAATACTTCCTAATTTAGTCATTCTAATTCAGCTCCATAAACAGTGAAGGTAATTGCTCCTGCTACAGAAGATTGAATTGTAATAAAATCCCCTGTGTCTAACACCATATAAACATCATCTCCTATTGTATGATTTGCAGGCAAGTTAGTATCAAAATAAATAGCATTATTAGCAGAAGATGTTTCTGTATTAGTTACATTGTGTAATCTGAACGTAACATCGCCTGCGGTTGTATTACATATTCTTATTGATTTTACAACTATTTTCTTTGTAGCTGTAAATAAAGTTTCTGTATTAGTTGAAGTCGTTATTTCTTGACCGAGTTTCTTTTCATTTATCATTTTTTCCTCATAAATTTAGTAAGTTATATCGTTTTATTTCTGAATCTAAAGTGTTTAAAGCATTCTGAACATCTGTATCAGCATCACTTAAAATACTTTTAAACTCGGTTGTATTTGTTGGAACGTCTGCAGCATAAGTTGTAGTCCCTGAACCAGTTCCTACACCCCTGCTTCCTTGAAGTAAAGAATACCAAACATTCCCATCAGCCATTTCTTTAACTTCACCAGTTCTTTTAACAATGCAACAACCAAGCCAGATAAACTCAGGGTTAGGTAATCCTTCTGTATTCATCCTAGTAACTTCTGTTTCTATTGCGTTTCGTGCTTTTCTTACAGATGAATATCCATTCTGTCCTGGTATCTTTGAAATTCCTCCAGGGTGTGATATGAAAAATTGAATCCAGAAATCGTCTGTGCTTCCTCCTTCTTTCCAACCATAATTAGTCCCATCAAATTTATTATACGAATAATAACTATCTCCACCCTCTTTGTGAGCAACACTTAAATCAGGTGATAACTTTCTCCAATTACCTTCTGCACCATACCTATAAAATGTTGAGTGGCCAGTTGCGTTAGAACTAATTATATGTTTAATATCTTCATCAAATATAACTCCTGATGTAGTTTGAGTGTAGGTAGTATCGTTTTCCACAATACCTTGAACTTCTAAACCACTCGAATACTTTGCACCATCAGTGCTGTGCTTTGATTGATGTGTTATTCCACTCATATCTTTCCCGTGGTATTCATCCCAATTCATTAAATATTCAGTTGGGTAATCTTTATTGAAATATACAAAAGTTGCTATTGCGTTTGAGTAGAAAGCTTCATCAGGTAATCCTGTTTGTAACTCATTTTGAATATTTCCATCATTATCAAAGTAAATGTAATATGACCCACTAACATTAGGCAAAGTAGTAGTTTGAGTTGTTGTTTTAGTATATAATTTATTGTTTGCATAGAAACTAAAGTTAGGACTTCCTGATTTAACTCTAATAGAAACTATTCTTGTGGCAGGATCAAATAAAGGAACATCAGGCATAGTTTCAGGTTTGTATCTATCAAACCCATTCTTATCCATCTTAGTGTTAATTTCGTATAAAGCATCTTCAACATTATCTGAATTAAATACATTTTCAGAATCAGCAACAGAGACATCAGAAGCGGTAACACTCCCACCAGACGCATTATTTACTATATCTAAATTTCCAGTAAACACATTAAACTTATAACCCATTTACGCCTTCTCCACCTTTAATAAATCTGATTTTGTATCATCTGTATATGTAACTGTGATAACAGCAACACTTGATCCATCTTTAGTGTAAGTATAAACCTCAGTTGAAGTTGTTGGATAAGTAGCATCAATTGTATCATAAGAAGGTAACTCGAAACCAGGTAACTGAACAGGCAAAGGATTATCAGAGCCAATTGCATCACCATCAGAGTCAATAGCTATTACTCGGTGGGCTTTAGCATCCCACTGAACAGTCTCTTGTTTAACATTATTTAATTCCTCAGCAGTTGGTTGCCTATTCATTCATAAACCCCTCAAAAGACTTTTTAAATTCACCGTCACCTTCATCATCTTGAGAATTATCTTCTTGCTCATTATCTGAAAAAGAAGGTGTTTTAGTATAAGGCTCATTCCCCCAATCTACTGGGTTTTTCCCTCTAGTTTTACGGTATTCATTAATAGTTAATGCACCAGCGTCAAGTTCTTTCATGTTTTGCTCAAACTCTTCTTTCTCTTGATCATGGTCTTTAGGTAAATATTTAAACTCTAGTCCATGATTTTCTTCTTGAAGAATTTCATTTATAATCTTATTAGTAACAAACTTCTCTAATTTCTCAATATATGGCTTAATTGCATTTCTTACTGTTACTCTTGCTTGCCCCTCATCATTAGATTTATTAGCATTTTCAAAGAACCCTGCTTCTGTTGGACTTACACCAAATGCGGCAAATACAATCTTAAAATACCATTTCTGTCCGTCAAGCCATTCCATATCTCGATTGTTAGAACTTAACTTTTCAAAGTTTTCAATAGGAAAGTTTAAGAATCCGATTTGGTGTGGTTTTCCTTTATAACTATTATTCCATTCTCTTTTTAACTTTCTCAAATCTTCTTTAGGTAGTTTTGGAATGGTTGCAAGAATATCAGGGATTGCATTGTTTGTAAAGAAGTCTTTATTGTACCTTGTACCTTGTATCAACAACTCTAATACTTGCTGAATAGATTGAACTGGTGAGAACCCATAAATAGAATATGATTTGTTGTTCATGATTAAATATTGTATCTCAGCTAATTCAAAGGGGGTTGGGTTGTTTTTGGGGTGTCTAAATGAATATTGGTAATATCTAAGTAAATTTTTATACAAATCAACTTGTTTTAACATACTACTTCCATCAACAGACTTAACTTGTGTTAATTCCCTTTGCCCAAATGGTTTTAGTTTTAAGTTAGTTTCTGTTTCAATAATAACCCCATAATTGTCATAAATTGGGACTTCACCAATCTCATATGAATCTGAACTATATACTAAATTTGCAACACCTGCGTCAATCTCAGCAAGGTCGGTTATTAGCTCAGAGTTTATATCAACAACAGAATCTCCGTTGTCGTTAATGAAGTTTAGTTTATTAGTAATTTTCTTAATCTTTTCAGTATAATCGTTTTCATCTTCTTGATCAACAGCTTTAATAACCCAAGGGATTGTTTTAATCTCCCTTTTAAAAGTGTTGATTACCATTTGAACCCAAGATGATTGTGAAAGTTCTCTTAGTTTTCTAGTATCAACTTGTCTTGGTTGTCCAAGTCTAGCGGAGAAGAACCAACCAGGATATATTGCTTGTCTATCTTCTGGAGTGCTTTTACCTAAAGAAGTCATCCCAAACATATCATTAGATATTTGGCTTGTAGAGGCATTTGCCTTAGATAAAATACCTACATTTCTTGCTAGACTTTTAATGAAATTCATTTTATATGTTACCTTTATGTTTGTATTTATATAAATACCACTTTAAAAATTAAAATAAAACCCTAAAATGGGTTATCAAAAATTGGTTTCTCAAATAAAAACTCTTTAATTATCTCTGAAGAGATTTTATTTGCTATTTTAGGATGAATAGCTAACTGTCTTTGATAATTAACATAATCCATATTCTTCTTTTGGTCCTCAGTATATGCATTAGGGTCTTTCGCAATAGTTTCTACAGTAGCCTCTTTAGCTTCTTTAATACACTCAGATGCATACATACCAATTAATTTAACAAGTTTCATCTTCTGAAGCC